GCGAGAGCATGGATGTTTGACGGCGTATTGGCTTAGTGGGGCCAATGGGCTTTTCATTTTTGCTGTATCTATTTCTATTAACAAAAATTAAAAACTTAAAAATTCGAAAATTGTTCTATCGGAAACGTGGAGTTAGAGAACCAAGGTGGTTTCAGTCGATAGGCGAGTCTATGAGCCATAATTGATTACTGGAAGTGGATAAGAATTCCTTGAGACTCAAAAATTTCTGGCACGGGTTGCTGGATGATTCACAAGTTTCTTACGAGTAGATGTTGCTGAATGCTCGACCTCAAACAATAAGGTTGGGCCAGCGGGATAATCGAAAGTTTGTTTCTTTGTGGGTATTTGTCAGAGGACAGCTTAGTGTGCTTCTAAGTCCTAGATGGAGTGGAGTAGCTGAAGTGGTTGGAGCCACCTACATATCGAAACGAAATGTAGATGTTGATCCGGTGAAAGTTCTTGTCGCCGGCGTAGGAGACACACATGGCACCGTCAAGTAGGGTGCAAGGGTGGGCAGTCCCGTGAAGGGGCACCCATTACGAGGTTCGTGAACTGCGGTCGGGCCGATGGGCCCGTGGCGATCTTTACACGAATGTCGAGGGGGGAGCATACACCTCCCAGGCGCGGCAATCCCGCGCAAGTGACCGACGCACAATCGGTTGCAAAAAGCCGTTGGCGGCCCGAAAGGGCCATGCTGCCCAGTTACGTCATGGGTAATACTGCTAGGTTAACGTGGGCCTAGTAAGTAGCTGTGGTGAAAGCTGCAGTTGAAAAACACACACGCGCTGCGATGTTGAAGTTCAAAAATGGAGACGATTTCTCCAGGCGAGGAAAGAAAGGCGGTGGATCCCGACGCAAGTCAGATGAGGGACCACGCGCTGAGAGAGAGAGAGAGAAGGAGAAGAAGTTGAGGAGGAAGAGCAAGTTGGAGAAGACGGAAGTTGAGTACGTCTTGAGGGATCAGTTCCCTTTGATCCCTCCGTTTGACATTGAGGACCACATTGGTCTTTCTCTGATCAAACCGAGGCTTCGTGTCGTTTGGGCGATTCACAAGGGTCTGCTCGACAAGCAGATCATTCGGAACAGCACTCATCCCGATGTTCACATGTCGGAGAAGGAGTTCAATGACGAGTTGTCGTTCCTGATCTCACTTGAGAAGCCTGTTCGTGCTTTTGCACAGGGAGGAGGTTCTTGGCTTTTCGACAAGATGGGAGCCTTTTGGGAGATGGTGAAGGGCGTTGTGGCGAAGGCCATGACAAGCCTTGGGGAGTCGTTCTCTGAGGGTGTTGTCAGAGGGATCTTTGACAAGATGTTTGCTGGAGTGCAAAGCATCTTCGATGTCTTTGTTGCGTGCAAAGAATTCCTTGCTGATCGCGTCAAGTACGTCAAGACGTGGTTGGCAGAGAATGTTACTGTCGCGAGAGTTGTCATTTTGGTGGAGATCATCCTGGCAGGAGTTCTCATCGTGATGATGGCTACGTCGGACGGAGCTATGCAGACGTTGTTCATCGCTCTGTCAACTTTGTTTGGAGCTGGGTCGCTTCTGGTGGCGCTGGTAGCGCTTTATCGGAAGTTGACGTCAGAGAGAGAAGAGGAGTTGCCTCCAGTTGAGAAGTCGTTCAAGGGTCACGCGGACTTTGTGGTCCATGATGCGGCCCAATTGCTGGAGTTGGCTGATTCTGATGCGGGACACTTTAATAGGGTTGCCCTTGTTGGCTTTGATTGGGTCGGTATCGAAGATGGTCGAGTCGTTGACCTTCGGCTTATCCGAGAGAAAGTCAAGTGGCAGAGGATGGCGCAGGACGCGCTGTCGCAGGCCATCCCTGGCCTGCTTGAAGAGGCTCTGTTGACGCAGGTCATTGATTCTTCTGTTCAGTTCATGGATGGTGAGAAGGAGGTTGAGATGAAGGAGATTCGAAGCCAAGTGTCGATTGAAGAGTATGAGTCAGCGGAGGATGTGTCTGAGCCCGCTGATCTTTCGACGGGCTTGACTGCTCCTTCTTTGATTGCCAAAGCCCAGGGTGTGGGTTTGGCTTCATGGGGGCCGGTCGTTGAAGGCATTGTTGGAGTTGCCAAAGCGTTGGGCATGGTTGTTACTGCTGACGCCTTCTTTGCGAGTTTGAGGGATGTGCAGCTTTTGGCGAACGTGTTCAATTCGAGCACAAGGGCGCTTGAGAAGATCTTCGGATTCTTCAAGAGTGCTCTGACGATTGTTTGCACGAGGTTCGGAGCCAGTGTTGGAGCTTGGCAGTTGTGGAGCATCTTGGGTGGCTTGCCAGCCATTGTCGACGAGGTTCGGGAGTTGCAGGAGGTCATTGAGAAGTCAGACCTCGCGACGAACCCGAAGCTTCGTGATCGAGTCGTTGACATGGATTCCCGGCTTGCAGCAGAGTTGCGCAAGTGCACGATGGATCGGGCGTCACATGTCAAGGTGGTTGTCGAGCAGTTGCAAAAGATTCTCGCCCCTACGGTTGCAATTGTGAAGGATCTAAATGCTCGAGACACAGCGAGAGTTGCGCCCGTTCCGCTGCTTTTGGTTGGGCCTTCGCAGGCAGCCAAGAGCAGTTTTTGGGCGCCCTTGATTGCCATTGAGGCGAAGGCGATTGCTGAGAGTGTGATGGGAGAGCCTACGCAGGAGATCTTCCGTTGCGCTCCTGACCCAAAGTTCCCGTACAATTCATACAAGGGTCAGTCTATCGTCATCTCGGATGATCATTTTGCTTCGAGGAACGATGAGAGCATGTTGGAGTCGTTGTATCGGCTGTTTGAGCTTACGGGAGCTCAGAAGCAGCCGGTCGCCTCGGCGGAGGCGGAGGAGAAGGGGAAGTTGTTCCTGAGTCATGAGATGGTTGTGTTCACGGAGAACACCCCGGATTTCTCGCGAGTGTCGAAGTTGTGGGCGAACACTGATGCGGTGAAGCAGAGATTGGCGAACAATTATCAGATGGTTTACCCTGTCATGCATGATGGCAAGTTGTACGCGGGAGCTGTTCCTCGTCTTCGAGGTCAGTCTCGCACTCAGGTGGAGACGATCACTCGGGAGATGAAGTTCTTGAAATTGGCATGGTCTGTGAGCGGTGTCTTCCTTTCTGGTCAGGTGAAGGAGGGTGATTTGTTGGACGAGTCGCGTCTTTTCAGTCACCAGCAGCTTGCGAGGGAGTTGGCGTTGCAGTTGAATGCTGCGAAGGTCAACTTTGGCCAGGCCAGGGTCATGCTTCACGATTCGATTCTGGAGGTGATTTCGGATCGTAAGGAGGAAGAGATGTGGGCCGAGCTTGGTTTGGACAAGGTTGATGAGAAGAAAGTCAAGTACGGGTTGAACCCGCTCGAGACCCGCGTCTTTGAGGATGCGGACCTGCCGCGGATCAAATTGTTCTTGAAGGAGACGAGCCCGGCCATGCGCAAGAGTGCGTTGGTCAAGCTCGTCCGCTTGCAAGAGATGAAGAAGGCCAAAATTGAGCCGGTCGAGCCAGGGTTCTGGGAGGAAACGAAGGATTTCCTGCGCAGGATCTCGGTTGATGTTGCGGATGTCGCGAGGAACTTGGCTTGGATTGCGCTTGGATCGGTCATTGGAGCGTTGGTTGGTCTTGGAGCGGTGAAGGTGTATTTTGCACTTGCCACTCCGCAGTCTTTCGCGCCTAGGGTGCGGACGACAAAGATGGTGCCTTGGGTTGCGCCTGGCAGTGTGGTGTCTGCTACGGCGCAAGTCGGGGAGCCTCGTTCGAACGTATTTGTCCAGAGGGGCAATGCGTTTGCGAACATCTCGGCGTATCGGTTTGGAGAAGACGGAGTTCGTGAAATTTCCCGTGGAAGTGGTTTCATGGTCACGGATCGCGTTTTGATGACCGCAGGGCACGTTCTTACGCCCTTGGGAGTCGATTGTCGTCTTGTGATGAAGGTTGGAGGAGCTTTGGTTGCTGTCGACTACAAGGAGTGTGTTGTCCTTTCGGGGGCGGCTATTCCAGTGGATACGACAGTTTCGCAGAAGCTTCAGTTGACGACGGACATCGCGTTTGTTCGGTTGCCGATCACTATCCCGGGAGTTCGGGATTCGCGCGGGTTGTTCCTTGCAGCGCAGCACTTTGAGAGGTTGCTTGGTGAGCGGCTGCAGAGGTTGTCCCGTGATGGACCGGATGACCCGCTTCAATTGTCGACAGGGAGAGCTGTTGATGTTCGCGCGGTGAAGTACGACAACACGGCGGGGTTGCTGCCGTACGCGATCTTGTACGAGGCTCCGGGCATCGCTGGAGAGAGTGGTGCCCCGGTGCAGCACGCGGGCCCGAGTTCGTTCTCGGGTTTCATTTGCGGCGTTCATGGGGGAATGTCCCCTGGGGGGCTGTCGGTGATGGTCCCTTTCTGTCGTGAAAACGTCGTGAAAGTTCTGGAAGCGTTGAAGGATGTTGAGGCTCCCAGTGCGGTCCGTGGTGTGGACTTCGTTGGGGAGACGCTGCTGGTTGAAGGCCAGAGCGTTGTGCCTCTTCCGCCGTCTGTTGGTGACGTCGTGAAGAGAGAGCAAGTTGTTGTCACTGCACCAATGGTGCATGACATCGTTGAGAGCCCAATTGCGCACCTGCTGCCAAAGGAGAAGCAGAGTGATAAGAAGCTGTCACGCTTGCACAGCGTGGTGGAGGTTGAAGGGAAGAAGATCCACACTTTCCAAAGGGTGTTGGACTCATTCGCTCGACCTCAGCAGTTGATCTGGATCTCGGACTTGGAGGTTCGGGAGTTCAGTGAGAAGTACTGTGCGCAGATTGAGTTCTATCCTTCGAGGTTTGAGCTCAGCACGGAGGAAGCGTTGGTTGCGAATGAGCTTGGCCCTGGGTTTGAGCGGGGCCAGTCAGCGGGCAGGTTTGCCCTTCCGACTTCGCGGACAAAAGAGTGTATCATGGGCGAGGACAAGAAGCCCACGAAGCTTCTCGAGTCAGCAGTTACCGACGTTGAGGCGTTCCTGGAGAATGGAGGTCTTTTCAGGGACATGGTGACGGCGTTGGCGAAGAGTGAGCCGCTCGAGTCGGAGAAGGTGAAGGGTCCGGTACCAAGGACGCGCGCTTTCTACCCGGACAACGCTGTTGTCCAGGTGATCGAGAAGAAGTGGTTTGCGCCTGTCGTGGCGTCAATCAAACGGAATGCGGACAAACTTGGGTCGATGCTCGGATCGACACCAGGCCAGCGTGATGCTCTGGCCAAGTGGTTGGACACGGTTGTTCGACTGCATCGGAGGAATGGCATCGATTCGCAAATTGTTGGATTTGACAAGGTTGCGAACGACATGTATTTGGAGCTGCAGTGCCATCGCGTCGTGCATGATGTGATGCTTGGGATTGCAGAGAAGTTGTTCAAGTGGCATCGTCGTCCAGAGGAGTGGATTGCGAAGAGGCTTCGAGGGATGTCGAGTCTGCTCAAGTCGTCGGCGAGCAAGTACGTTGCCATGCCTACCTTGATGGAGTCGGGGGTTGTTGGTTACGCTGCCTATGCATGCACAATCAATGCGTCGGGCCGCTGGCTGACTTCCTCCGTCAACGACATTTGGAATCGTTTCTCGCACTGGCGGTCTCATGGTGTTGGGATCTCCTGGAGCGAGTATATGTCGAACACGATGTACTACACCTACAGCGATGATGGGATTGGGGTGTGCCAGTCGCCAGAGTTGGAGGTGAAGTTGTTCAACCTCTGCCCGTATGGGCCACGTACCAAACAGGACGGGGCCTATTTCATGGGAAGTGAGGTGTTCACAAATCGTGAGCGTGGAGCAGTGTTTGCGCTTCGGGAGGCGAGTGTGTCGCAGATGCTTTGCTTCATTTCGCGTCGCATGCCTGTGAAGGAGGCAATGGAGGCGAACATCAAGTCGGCGCTGATTGAGTTGGCGGCCAGAGGTGAGAAGGTGTGGCGCAGTTGGTGCGATGAAATCCGGTCGGCTTGTCGAAGTGCTGGGTTGGAGGTCTGCTTTCCTTCCTTTCGGGAGTGTGAGCAGATTAGGTTTGAGTAGTCAGACCTGCGGACATCCCCCCGCTGGCGGGGACAGGGAGCGATCTGCTCCTTATTGTCTGGGAATGCATCTTGCGTCGTGTCGACTACGAATCATTGGCGCCCAGGCTTGGCCGGCGAAGTGCCGGTTTTTGTCGGTTTTCTTTGCTCAGTTGGTATGGTTTACGCCTACTGAGATTTCTCTTTACAAACAGAAATGCACGCAAACTGCCGAAACAAAAGTTGAAGGTGTTGAAGATCAGTCTCTCCCCATGTCGGTGGAGAGCAAGGGGGAACAGGGCTTGACGACGACTCAGGTTACGAGTGAAGCGTCTCAGGCGCCTGTTGCGCCCCCGCCGGAAATGCCCAAAGGACCAAGGGATTTCTCCGGCTTTGCGGAAGAGTTGCAGCGTGAGTACAGAGTGCTCACCACGACTTGGTCCGATGCGGATCCGATTGATACGAAGAAGTTCGAGATCCGATTCCCTGATGTGTTGTTCGCGGCCGCTCTGCCGATCATTAGGGCGCGCCTGTCATATTGGCGGTTCTACCGCTGCAACGTGAAGGTGCGAGTTGTTGTTACAGCGCCCCCGACCTATGGGGGAGCGCTTTGGTTCACGCCGTGCCCGTTCCACGATTCCTACTACGTTGGAGCGGCATCGCGTGTTCTGTCTCGAGGTCAGCGCTGTCAGACGCCGGGAGGGTTTTTGATGAGCGCATCAGGAGGAGGCACCCACGAGTTCGTCATGCCGTGGCGAGCGCCAGTGGCATTTGGCAATGTACCGTTTACAGGGGTCATCCCTTCGTCGCCGCCAGGAGAGCGCGGAGTCGTTGGGACCCTCTATTGCCATGTGCTGGCGCCGTTGGAGATGCCATCGGCGGCGAGTGAGACCGTCAACATTTCGGTGTTCGCTGCTCTCAGTGACGTTGAGCTGGCGGGACCTACGTCAGTTGCGCAGTTGCCCTTGCCCCTAGTGAGGGCTGTTGCGCAGAGCAAGACTCCGAAGAAGGAGGCGGAGAAGAGGAG